CGAAAGGCTCGTGCGATCGCACAGTACCTGTAAAGGTAATCAATCAACGTTTGTTGACGACCGGTTGGGCCGAGGCCCACTCATCCCGGAATATGATGACATGTTCGTCATCATCGGCTAATCGCCGGAGATACGCACCAATGGTGTGGTCCAGCATATTTTGCTCACCGAGATATGATCTCGCCCTCCCCGAGGAGGTAAGGTCCAAGTGAAGACTTGGGCCCAGGTGCAATGCACCTTTTGCTACACAGTCTATGTGTATAACGGTTTTCAACCGCTGTTGGAACCGCCAATGGATATCATCCATGGACTTAAGATCTAAGTCTATCTCATGAAGAGGAATACTGGACACTCGGACCAGGGCCTCTCGGTAGAAACGCGATAAGCGTCCCAGGTACTTCTGGAAACTAAGCTTCTCAAGAGGCTTAGGACCTTCAACGAAGGCCTTGAAAAACGTCGTTTGACGTTCAAGGAGATCGAGAAAACTCTCGAGCGGCAAAAAGCCGAACCTTTGGTAAATCTCACGAAGTGTGAGGTTCACTTGGGGAAACCCAGTATTGGGTGATACCGGAATCTCCGGCATATGATCACGTGCGTAATCTAACACACTGCGCATTGTGTGTAAAGACTCACGTTCATTCGGATCAAATTTATCCGACACCACAAATTTGTGGTCGCGACCAAAGGTCAAAATGCGTTGCCACATTGGCGACGTGAAGTCGCTTGGGAGTCCTCGTTTGACCCCAGAGGAGATCGCCCGTAGCCGGATGGTCTCTTGTAGAAATTCTTCTACCGGTATTGTTAAGAGCCACTTAACATACCCATACACGTCACGATGACGTGCACAGACTTCTTTGAAGTCCCCGGGAAACCGGATCCCACCAACACATGGGGGGAACTCGATCGGCAATTGTCCGGCGCGTCGAATGACGCTGAAAGGAAATCCTTTCCGAACCATATCTATATAAAGATGGTTCACATGCCTAGAAATAAAGGCAGAGTCAAAGAACTTGGCTTCTTTGAGCCATTCCAATTGTAGGAATAGGGAACTTCCCTTGCCCAGAATACTCGATTGATTATCTGAGTGAAACCGTGTTGACGGGGTCAAAAGTTTTGATTTGACAATGTCAAGGTACACGTGAGTACCGCCATCATTGAAAAGATGGTTCTCAGCATGGATCCCATGATAGTGAGAAACCGTATTCTTTCCAATTGACGGTTTAGCCCCAGTGGACTTATAAACATAGTTTATAATCGGAAACATGTCCGATAGGTCAGTGACCTCCGTTCGATCATCACCCGTGATGACAACAAAACCCGTTGGGTTAGGTCCCGAAAGTAGGAACTTCCGTCTCAATTTTGAGTTCCAAATGATCTCAGAAGAGGAACGGAACAGGCTATAAGCCTGAAGCCGGATAAACCCGGCTACCTCACCTACACATAAGTTGTAGAGAGTAAGTCCCATAAATGAGACTGGTTCACCCATAAAGGAACCGCGGAGATGATCCCCCACAAGGTTAATACCTTTCTTCACATTCCATTCGAGAGTGTGATTGACCATTATCATATTGGCCAAAGACCACAATGGGTGGTCGTGGGTAAAACCCATCCCTGCCAGGAATCCTGACCACATGGCGTTCAAAACGTCATGAGGGATCAAGTCCGTCGCCGAACTAAGATCCGTGGACACATAGTACCACTTAGAGTTTGTTCTCTGTTTCTTAAGAAACTTAAGAAAGTCCCACAAAATGTAGGATGACTTCAAACCGAAGCCACATCGGCCATCTGCCGAAAGCACATCTGCCAGTGCGTGCCTCAATAGGGCTTGTAGTATTACTACAAAGGCCTTATTCTTGGTTAGGGCCCGGGATTTCCACCCAGGTTCCTCTAAAACCATGAATTTGGCCGGGACAGGCTTGTCCTGAACAAAGAGCTTAACGCCCTTTTCGCGAAATAACGCGAGTCCTGGAATAACCGGTTCAACGCGATTGCGTTTATGGTCTACAAAATGACCATATTGGAGAGCCTCTGAAAAGGCCCAAACGGCCACGGAGGATCCAAGAGTTTCATTGTAACTCACGGCATCTTGACTGCCGTACGTGTCCTCGTAATCGAGGTTCACACGGTAACTACCGTATTGGGAATGACCCAAATTCCACGAAAATCGTGTACGGCCTTCATCGGCCCTCTGGCCCTTGCGATATGCAACGAAGCCGAAAGGCATTGGCCTAGAGATCCCGCCAAATGCGGGAATGGGCATATCCATAATCCTGACCGTCTTACCGGACAGGATGGCTTCCTTTCGGAGCCTGACCAGGTCACAGGCAAGCTCGGCTACGGCTGCCCGACCAAAAGGGTCATATAGTGCCTCTGGCAATTCATCTAATTCGATGAGATCCAGATCAATGCGCCTGGAAAGGAGTTTATTAACCCCTGCTACGACCACAGAAGCCGTACCACCCTGTTCTTGGGTTGCCTCATAACAGGCAGAGCTATTAATGCTACAGTGAGTCACTGTGGGTAACTTATGTTTCATTTGTTTCCCGACGCGATATGCGGCGGTGGAAAACAAACTCACCCACGACGGATCCGTCGTATGACTAGTAGTCAAAACCGAAAAGGTTTCTTTTCCAGCAGCTAGTGCCATTTCCGAGGATGCGCACGGCAAAGCCCGAGAAAAGCCACTCATAGTGGCCAACGTATGTACGTTGACTTTGGTCGGGGGGAGCAACCAAGGCTCCCTTAGCGATGACAAGCCACCGCCAAACCAAGTCAGAGTCTGACGACCCGGCGATGAACCGGGCATCGCGTCAATGTCGCGAGGACGGTGTGTTTCCGTAGAGAAAGCACCGTAGTAAGTGATCCATGCACTTAAACGTTTAAGTAACGTAATGGTGTTGTCAACACCTGGCCATATAACACGGCCATCAGTATCTATGATATGGTGCGAAAAGCACGAACGGAAATACCATTTCTTGAATGAGATGACAGAAGACACGAGGTCCTCGTCAAACCAGACAATCTCCTCCTTAAGGAGCGTACAATTAAGTACGGTCATTGCGATGGCACGCCATCCATACAATGCACGATCATAAATTCGATCGTAGTAGGCTTCTGCCTCTGTGGCCGGTCTGGCCAGCCGATTTAGGCGCGCATTAGACTCCAAAAGAGTCGTATGCAAGATCTCACGATCTCGTGCATTGAGCACATCAAGGATTTCCCTTTGATGGAGAGGAACATGCCTCTCGAGTAACTTATACTCACGACTCGAAAAATATTCGAGAACCATAAGCTTAGTGCAGATGGCAACTATGGCAAATTTGCCATGGTCTTCAGAAATACTGAAAGTTGATGGCTCACCATCAGAAATTAGTCCCTCTTTGGGACGGGTCTTTTTTGACTTAAGCATATC